CACAATTGATATGGTCAGCTATTAAGTATTTGGTTTTTTACTACGCTAGTTTAGAGTTGAGTTACACCTACTTTGTGGTTTATGATTCAAAGTATTATATAGAGAATTTATTGCCAATTTTGGCGACACTAGTTACTGCATGTATCGAACAAACTGATCTCACTCAAACTGTTATTCGTATTTTGTACACTGCTCTTTGTTTGGGTAAAGGTCTCCAAAGCGATAATAATTCGATGTTTGTGAATTTGATTTTAACATTGTATCGTGATTTTTCCACATTTGTGTCATCTAGCACCACTTTTGGCCGTCTTTGGGGGTACGTTGCGAGTGATTTGTCTGTGTGCAGGAAGCTGTTTTTTGTAAGATTTATTCGACGATCGTGTTTAAATTTATTTCAATTCGTTGGGGTTTTTGGAAATAGGTTGTCGGATTGTTTGTTGCCATCGTTTTTAAAACAAATTATTCAGAAGTTTGGTAGTTCACCTTGCGGTCCAGATTTGAATGCGCTTCCTATTTTTCGTTTGAATTCATTAGTTGAAGAGATTCCAGAGTATGTTTTACAATTTGCGAATGATAGTAGTGCTTTTCGTAAGGCTCTTCATGTTCATTTTAAGAATTGTACAAAAGCCTTCGTTTACACGAAGGCCAAGGTCCCCTTTTCTAACAGAGTTGTTGATGTTCGAGTCAACCCGACGTCCCCGTACAAGATTGCTGATGTGGACCATGTTCAGGTTCAAAATGGTTTTATCAATAAGTCCACAATTATACATGGCACAACTGGTCGTTACAATTACCCTGCCACTGATATACAAATTTGGAATAAGCCGGTTTTGTCCGTGGTATCATCCTATGGTGCTAAAGAGAGTCTGCATTATTACAATGTTAGGAGACCAATGAGAGTTTTGAGTAACGATGATTTGTTTGTTTTAAAAAGTTTAGTATCTAATTACCATGAGGTTACACAAATTGGGTTGGTCTTTGATGAGCCAGTTAAAGCTGCAGATTTATTTGAATACACGAGTGATGTTCGAGTTGGTTTTCATGCTGGTGTTTTTGAGCGGTCTAAGTTTCTTAGTTTTTCTGATGTACATTTCGGTGTCCACCAGACAACTAGCTTAGGTTGGCAACTGGCAACATTTGCTGGTCGCTTTGCAAAAAAGCCATCAGTTGGTAACAATTCTGACATTTTGATGCGTCGTGTGACTCGTGTTTTCGGACCAAGTTACGCACCTGTCAATCCAGAATTAGTTGCAGAGAGAGCTTTTGAAGCCATATTTGAGCTTCCAAATGACGTGTGTGAGCTTGCTGATCTTGCATTACTTAACCAATTTAATGTTTTTTTGAAACAATCTAGTAAAGTTGGTGGTGCACATCGTGTTGCCTTGCCGAGTTTGTTGAACGATGTTAGTGCCACTAGGCAATCCTTTTTATCGAAGGCTCAGCACAAACTAGAAATTCCCTCGATTGATCTTGCTGAGCGTTCTGCAGGAAATAAATTAAAAGGAGGTCAACCAGTTAATAGTACCGATCCAATTGTGTCACTCTATTTAGGCACGATAGTTCGAGTCATGTCGTACTTTCTTAGAAATTGTGTTAAAAGCAATTTTGTGTTCATGTGTGGTGACGAGTTGAGCCCAGAAGTGTGTGAGGAGGTTTACTTAAAATACCACACACGTGGTGCACGATATAAAGCATCCGACATTAAATCTATGGACACCATACATTCTGACTTCACCTATCGTTACTTTTCAGCACTTCTTAGGATGTTCATGTTGCGTGTTTTTAGAGTTGATTATGATTTTATGAAGGTTTTTGAACAATTGGTCCCAAATTGGTTTACAAAGTCAATGACCCTTGATTTGAAGGCTAGAGTTCATTATTATTTATCTTCCGGTTTGCCTTGGACTTTGATGTTGAACATTGTGACGTGTTTGTATATTACAGGTGTTCAGATGGATTATAATGATATAATATTTGGTTTGTATATGGGTGATGATTCATTAGAGCAAATTCATTCCCGATCAAATCCCGAGTCAAACTTGTTAATTCATTTGGGCATAGAAGCAAAGATAAAGTATACATACGGGTCAGCTGAGTTTATACATAAGATTTTTACTGAAGGTAGTGACTCAGTACCACCCGGTATGTACTCTATTGTTACCAGGAATGCCGCGAAGTTTTTGTCTAAGAGGTTTCAGTGCAAGACGAAATTTGACTACACTGAACTAAGAGAATATATGCAAGGTTTTCGTGAAACTCTTAGAAAAGACTTGTCACTCCAGCGTTTTTATCAAACGATGGTAGCAAACATTGTTTATCATGGCCCTGGTTCTGAAGCTTCCATTTCTACAATTATGGAAATTCTTAATATTATTTGCTGTAGCAGTACCACGAGATTAGTGCGGCAGTTGGTTGTGCGTGAACGTTACCATTGTAAATCAACAAGAGAGTTAAATTTTTTGGAATCCCATTGGGGCCTATTTCGAAAATTTTTTACTTGTTTACCTTACAGTCTTGATTATATGTTTAGATCAATTGCTAAAGTTACTGTGCCTCAGCCATCTGAGCGTGTGCTTCCGGGATGTGTTGATAAGAATTCCAAATTGAAGAGAGAACGCAACTACTGTGTTCCTACCTTGTTTGCAGGAATGGGTTTTAGGATTGCGAATGAGGTTTATGATGCTATAAAGTTGCAGCGGGTAGCCGATGAATTAGGGAAAGTTATTGTTCTCTGTGACTTTTATAATCAACATGCTTTTGTTGGTAGGGATTCGGATCCACACTGCGCACCCTTACGATTGACGATCACTGAGGATCATAGTCATGCCACCAACTTGTCGTACGCTGATGATGTTATTGATGATTTGTTGGATGTTAGTGATCTTGCAATCGCAGGTGGTCCAAAGAAAGGTGGTAATCAACAGAGACAACCTAGAAAGGAAAAGTCAAAGCCAAAGAAAGCTAAAGAAGTAATTGTTGACCGTGTTGTTGTTGAGGAGAAACGTGTTCCAAAGCCTTTCATCCGTAGTGTTAAAGCTAGGGGTGATAATGAAGCGTATACTTTTCAGCAGTCAATACCACGTCAAAGGACAAGAGAAGCTAATAGTATGATAAAGATGGCACCAAAACGAAGCAAAGAGAATGTTAAGATGTACAATGCTATTAAGACCATAATTGATCCCTTAGCTGTAGCACGTCCTTATTTTGTACCATTCGATACGAATTCTCAATTTGTATCAGACCACAAGGCAGTTACTCGTGAAAATGTTACTTTGCTCAACTCATCCACTTCAGCTTTATACAAGATTATCGTGGCAGATAGTGTTTATGCACAATACTATGAATCAACTGTGACCTATGCTGCAGCAGCAGAGATGATACCATTGAATTTAAAATTGGGGCCTAGTAGTGATACACTTATTCCAGCCGATCCTCGTTACACTGCCCGTGAAGGCGTGCGTGATCAGGTTATATGTGCGACTGCGCAGAATGGGCAAGCTATAGATATGAACCTTAGAACATCTGTGGCGTTTTATGGGACTGCAACTGATACCATTCCATTTCCTCAAATGCTAGATCTGGATAATTTAGGCACTTTTACAGGTGCTGGTGATGTTGATTTTACAGAGGGGGTGTTTGCATCATATGTCACAGGAGAAACTGTAAGTATTAATTTTGATATATCTTGCACAGGACCATGTACCATTACTGCGTCTCTTACATGTGTTACCCGATCTGGTGCTGGTTTAGTCAACGAGAATGTGAGTATTGTGCTTGGTGTCCTTGTGGCACCGATTTCAGGGTCGTACACTATTAGTGGTATTTTGGCATCTGTTGATCCTGTCATTGGTTATAATGTGTTGCGTTTAGCGAATGCTGGTGGTACGGTGAACGTCCGAGCTGTTATCATGAGGCATGCAGTTGGTATAGGATTTATGCCAAATGTTTTTGCAGGTTACTCTAGGTTGCGCGGTCGTGAAATTAACTCAGCAACAGCATTGGCTAATTTAACCGAGCGATACCGTCCATTAGCTTCTTCTTTACTTTTGACTTCTACTGCTCCGGTCTTAACACAAAATGGTGTTATTCGTATGAATCAGATTGTTACTGGTAATTGCCCGTCTGATTCCAGTGTTAGCCGTCGGTCTTTATTCAGTGATATGACAACTCAGCAAGATAAGTTTTCTACTGGTATGTACTCTGCACCAAATAAGTATGCTGGCCCCGGTGTGACATTTAATCAGCTTGATATTGCTTTTCCATTTTGGCAGCCCTACTCAGTTGCTTATGTTGAAGCGAAGAATAATGCTGGTGGGACACCAGCTGCTCTTTCTATGGTACTAACTGTTTGCACTATCTTCCAATTAAAAATGGCGGTAGCACAGCAGATTAAAAATGTGTACCCTGTCCCTTACAATGCCATATTGACAACTGAGTTTAATCAATTTATGGCAGATAAGAAATTTTTAACTGAGAATCCTAATCATCTCGCGGCAATTTCTAGCATGCTACGCGTGTTTGCTCCAACAGGAACTGCTTTAATGAGAGGATCTGGTAATAAATATCTTGGTTTTGGCGCCGATGTCATAGACGGAGCCATGAAGTTATTTCAATAATTGAAACTTCTAAATGTGGTTTTCCGATACAGGTTTTCCCACAAAATCTATTTGTTTTAAAATTTTTCTGCGTGTGTCGTTTTAAAGGTAC